GATCTGGCAATGCTTCAGAAGCGCTCGGCGATGGTGACGGCGGCTTGTTAGTCATCACTAACGATGATGCAGACAACGACAATGATTTTTTGCAGCTGACCAAAGAAGGCTTCAAATACGAGGCCGGGAAGCAGTTGGCTTTCAACGCACGTTTTAAGACCTCAGACGCTGATGCCTCTGACGTTGTGATGGGTCTGCAAATCACGGACACCAGCCCTTTGGATGTCACCGATGGCATTTTCTTTCTGCTGACAGATGGCTCCACCACATTGACGTTTATTGTGGAAAAGGACAGCACTCAAAGCACGCTAGATCTACCTGCTGTAATGGCCGATGATACCTTTATGACCGTGGGCTTTATGTACGATCCCAAGGATCAGAAGTTCCACGTCTACCAAAACAACGCTGAAGTTGGCACTGTGGCGTCCACCAACGCGCCAGACGATGAGGAACTGACAGTTTCTTTTGGTATCCAAAACGGCGCAGCCGCTGCAAAGGTACTGACGGTCGATTACATCACAGCGATGAAAGAGCGCACTGCCAACACTGAGCTCTAATCAAGGGGGTCCAAAATGGCAGACGCTGTCACATCTCAAACGATACAGGACGGTGAACGTAAAGCCGTCCTAAAGTTTACCAATGTCTCCGATGGCACAGGTGAGTCTGCTGTCACCAAGGTAGACGTAAGTGCTTTGGAAAAAAGCCACCTTGGTCAGAGCTGTACACTCGTAACCATCAACAAAATTTGGTGGCAGTGCACGGGCTTGCAGGTTCAAATTTTGTTTGATGCTACCGCTGACGTGCTTGCAATCGGATTGTCAGAAGATAGCAATGGATTCCATGACTACAGCGATTTTTCTGGGATTCCAAACAACGCAGCCGAGGCAAATAGAACTGGCGATTTAAATTTCACTACGGTAGGCGCCGGCAGTGGTGACACCTACATGGTGGTGTTAGAGCTAATCAAGACTTATGGCTGATGTTAAAGACGTTAAGCGCACTGAGGGGGGGTCGCTCGTTTATCGAGGCGAGCGCTTCCCTGCTTATAACAAACAGGTAAGGACGCCTGGGGGAAACAAGAAGTTCAAGGTTCTGGCAAAAAAAGGGGACCAAGTTAAAATTGTGAGATATGGCGATCCCAACATGACGATTAAAAAAAATCAGCCAGGGCGCCGTAAGAATTTTCGAGCCCGTCACAACTGTGACGCGGTAGAGAAGAAAAAAGACGTTTTTACCGCCAGTTACTGGTCTTGCAAGAATTGGTAGAGGGATAGGTTATGTTTTTCAAAAGAATTGGTCCATCTATGCCTGGAGGCTCTATGTCGCCTGAGGCTTCGCTTGGAGCACGCACGCTTCAAGACCTCAGACGCTCGGGGATTTCTTCTTTGTTCCCCCAGTCACAAATGGGCGTGAGTAACCCTTTTTCCATGGTAAACCAGGTAGGCATGACTCCAACATCACCTCCAGCATTTCCCGGCGGATCCGCACCGATGTTGAGCCCACCTGCTGTCGGCGCCCCTTACAGCTCTTCGATGGCGCAGCCTGCGCCGCAACAGCCGCAGATGGACCCTGCCGCGATACAAGCAAGGCTCGATGAATTTTTGGCAAACAATCCAGACAGGGCTTCAATTTCTCTTCCTTTTGGTGGCAACATCGATATAGCGAATTTGAGAGACAGAATGGCGCGCTTATCCGCGCTGATGGGTCGCGGAATGACCGTCCAAGAAGCGATGGGCAACCAGCGTGCAGCTGTCGCTCAGGGTCACGATCTGAACAACGACGGAATTGTGACTGACGCAGAATATAGGCAATCTACGATGCCGGCGCCTGCCTTAGAAACACCGACATCAAGTGCGTCAAACATATTTCTTAACCTGCTCGACACTGTAAAAAATGTAGGAAATCCAGCACTAACACCGCAGACACAAAATCCAGAAGTCCAAGCACGCGAACGACAACGATTTAACATGGTAGATCCAAGACGGGTTAATCCGGCGCCACCTGCTCCAGAGAGAATGCCGTCCACGCAAGATAGAATTATGCAACTTATGGCTGCAATGCCGAGACGTTAGCGAGGCAATTATGTCGAAGCGGAGATTTGCTCCAGTTCCCAAGAATCGCAGCGGTACGCCGTTGAAATATCTTGAGGGTCTCAGCCCAGCAGAAAAAAAAGCCAAAGAAGCTGAGATGAAGCGGACGGCCAAAAAAGCCAAGGAAGGCACCTTGACTAAACCAGAAATGGATAGAATCTCTAAAGAACGCGCAGCGCGAGGAATGAAGCAAGGTGGCTCAGCGAAAAAGGGCGGCGGCGGCACACCGGCGTGCGTCAAAAAGCACGCGAAGAGCAGCGGCAAATCAGTTTCTACACTCAATAAAGTTTACAAGCGCGGTCTTGGGGCTTATTACAGTGGCGGCTCTCGTAACGTCCCCGCCAGCGCATGGGCCTGCGGTCGAGTCAAATCTTTTGCTACAGGCAAGGGCGGTGCTCGCAAAGCAGACGCGGACCTTCTGAAAAAAAGAGAGGGAGGCAGCGTGGAATTTGATGCAAAGAAATCTGATCTGAATAAAGATGGCAAGATCAGTAAATACGAGCGGAAGCGCGGTGAGGCGATCGCCCGTAACATGCGTAACGGTGGGATGGTAGAGCTCCAGGCTAGAGGCTGCGGCGCCATGATGAATGCCAAGCGCAAGACCACCCGAGTTCCCAAATAACTGGAGATTTGTACTATGAAGATGAAAGCGAAAGGCATGAAGAAGGGCGGTGCCATGAAGACGAAAGGCATGAAGAAAGGTGGTGCCATGAAGACAAAGGGCATGGCGAAAGGCGGCATGATGAAAGCTAAGGGCATGGCTAAAGGCGGCATGATGAAAGCTAAGGGCATGGCTAAGGGCGGGGCCATGAAAAACCAAGGCGGAGCGAAAAGAAACATGCGCCCACCGTCCGGTAAAAACACAGGTCTTTTTGGACGATAGATGGCGTTTCTGCAATCAAGCATCCCATATTTCAAGGCTTGGGTGCGGCGCGAATTTACGCACAATCACAGCAAATACCACGGTGAATTTTTACACGCGATGGTCATCGGCGTTACTACGATCCCGAAACGATGCTTGTCGTTTCAGATAATATTCACGGGTGCTGAAACTTATGACGATGATGATGAGGTCAATGTCCATGGAGGCGCGATGTGGGCCAGAATGCCGATTACCGCATTGGCTGGAGACACTCCTTTTGAGAAATGGCCTGAGCCCATGCCGGTTTGGGCCGCGCAACCGTGGGACTGTGCATCTCGCACACACAGTGTTTACAAACTTGACAATTGTGACCCGTGTCCCTGGATTGCGAAAATAGATGGCGAGTTTTATCCAGCAAAATACTATTTTACTGTAGATTACACTGAATCAGACACTGCGGATGATCCAGCGCAGCATAAGCAGTCTCATGTGCTTGAACTACTAGATGCTAACGATTGGACCGGCAATATCGTTGCTTTGCCCAATAATCGCGTGCGAGTAACACGCCCAGCCCAGTATGAATTGGGCGAAGGAGCGCCAGACTTTAGACCATCGCAACATATCCATTACAGCAAATCTGATTTAGACTATACGCTCGATGTCAACCAGATTTTTAATAATCTGTACGCGGAGCAAGAGGATGGCGACTAGCGGGTCCAAAGATTTTGAGCTGGATGTAGCAGATTATGTTGAAGAGGCATTTGAGCGCTGCGGATTAGAGCTACGCACCGGGTACGATCTGAAAACCGCACAACGATCCCTTAACCTCATGTTGGCAGAGTGGGCTAATAGAGGACTCAATCAGTGGACGATCAAAGCTAAGACCATTTCGGCGGTTAAAGACACGATTACCTATGATGTGGACTCAACCACGCCAACCAGCATTATTGATGTGTTGGACGTGTTTGTCAGAGAGACCATATCTGGCACTACCACTGACGTGCCGCTGAGCAAGCTCTCTAGAGCTGAGTACGCTCACATCTCCACCAAAAT